CCCGCCCCCACACTCCTGTATATCCGTACAGTGGGGACACTTTTGCGCCACTATACGAGAAGGCTAAGACCTTCGAATGTGTGGGGGCGGCCTGCACACAACCCTGCATTCTCGCCCTTGACGAAAGTCCGGACTGACGGGCCATGCGCCCTACACGATCCGGCGGTCTATCGGTAAAACGGTAAGACGACGGGCGGCTTCGGCCGCCCATTCCTATTTTCCCACACCGACACTCCGCGAGAAAACCATAATGCTACCACCCGGGTCTTCGGACTGGCTCGACACTGGCGACGTGCGTCTTGCGCGGATGCTGCCGATGGCCCCTATCATGGTCAAAGGAGCGTTCGAGGGGCGTAACCGTAAGTGGTACACGGACGGCACGTATATCTGGTTGCGCCGTAAAGAGGCTAACCCTGAGACGTTGGCTCGCCACGACAAGTTTATGAGCGAGGGCGACTACGAGTACATCGGCACCGAAGACGACGTAGAGATCTACGCGTTGCAGGAGCAGAGTAGGTTTAGGGTAGCCGGCGCGAATACGAAGGTTGTGGACTTGGACCGGCTGTGGGAAGTCGGAGCGTGGCAAGTTTATAGGCTTGCGGCTATCTCGGCCGTCAAGCGCAACTGGGAAAACTTCGTCGACATCTGCGGGTTCGTGCGTGAGCGCATAAAGGCGAAGCACGGCGAGAATGTGGCAGGGGGTAATGTCGAGTACGGAGACTTCACGGCGTGGTTGGACGCTAGCGTAAAGCAGCGGCTAGGCCCGTCGTGGGGTGAGATCGAAAGGGAAGTCGGCGTGATCATGGCTCGAAGGCGCATGAACGTGAAGGGCCGGGTTATTACGCTTGGCTAAGAAACACAAAATTCGCATTTGCTGGACGTGCAGCGACTTCATTAGACACGAGCATCGTTGGTACTGGACCGCGTGGCTCTGTGGCCGGATACAGTACTGGAGTCTCCGGCTTGGCTAAGAACGTCTCTCGCCAAGCGTTGCTTGCGCGCCGGGGGCGGACCCCGGCCCGGATCGCGGCGGCCATAGCCAACCGAAGCCTGACATTCCAGCAACGGCTGGCTATTCACGCGCTGACACAGACCGTCTCTAATAAAGAGGCGCTTGAACTGCTGGCGCAGAACGGCGTGCTGATAGATAAGAGCACGCTTAGCCGTTGGACGAAACTACCGTCTTTCCGTAGAGCGCGCGAAGCGGCGGAAGAGGTCATCGCAGACACCATCTCCAAGAAGAGCGTGCTGCGTAAAAGTGAAGCGTTGCTAGAGAAAGCGATGGAAGGGACGCCCATACTTGGTTACGTCGGCAAAGACCTGCAAGAGATCGTAGGATACAAGTCGGATCTGCCGACCGCGGCGCGGGTGCTGGAGCTTCAGGGCCGAGCGGTTGGCCTCTTCCAAGACGACGATGCTGCGCGAGTCGGTGTGCTGATAGACATCGACTTTTCCGGTCGCAAGGGCGAGCCGGTGGCGCAAGTGAAAGTCGACCCGCCTAAGCCGCCGCCCCCGGCACCTGTGCTCGATGCAGAGTTCACATCTCGGCTACTTGAGCAACACCTGAGCGCAGACGATTGGCTGGAGTAAAGTACCGACCGCAGGGCGTAACGCTCGAAGCGTTCGGCCAGTCCAACGGGTTCATGAATATTATTCGTGGCCCGCTCGGCAGCGGCAAGACCAAGTGCGCGGTGTTCAAGGTGCTCAAGGCACTGACGGAACAGCGCGCGGACTCGGTGGGGATAAGACGGTCGCGCGTAGGCGTGATACGTAATACGTATCCCGAACTCGTGGCTACCACGATCGCCGAGTTCAAGGAGTGCATCCATCCGTTGATGGGTAAATTCACCAACGGGCATCCGCCGACGTACGATCTCGACTTCCCCTTGCCTGACGGTACGCGGGTGGAAGCCGAGATTATATTTCTGGCGTTGGATCGCGAAGATGACGTTCGAAAACTTCGCGGCCTTCAGTTGACGTTCGTCTGGTTGAACGAGATAAGGTTCATTCCGATGGCGATCACACGCGAGGCGTTGTCTCGGTGCGATCGTTATCCGCAGCCGGGGTTCTCGACGTGGGTCGGTGGCATTGGCGACACGAACCCGTGGGACGAAGACAGCGACTACGAGACGTTGGCGGGGCTGTTCGGCAGCGGTGCGTTTGAACGTGGCGACGTCTCTGAGATGGAGCGGGAGAAGTTCGACGAGCTAGCGAAGCTCGGACAGTGGAACTTCTTTATTCAGCCGCCAGCGGTGTTGAAGACGACGGCGCAAGACCCACAGGGGTTCCGGTCGTTGAGCGGTGGCTACTGGCGTGTGAACCCAACCGCTGAGAATCTGACGGTGCTAGGCGAGAAGTATTACCAGCGGCAGATCGTTGGCGCGAAAGAAGACTGGGTTCGCGTTAACCTGGCGAATGAGATTGGTCTTGCTATGGACGGCAAGCCCGTCCAGCCGGAGTATCAAGAGAATGTCCATAAGTCTGATCGCCCTCTCAAACCTAACGCCAGCTATCCGATCTGCGTGGGGATCGATTTTGGTGTCGTCGTCTCCGCTGCTCTGTTTTGGCAGCGACAGCCAAATGGACAGTGGTGGGGTCTCGATGAGCTTGTGTGCGAAGATATGGGCACGCCGAGATTTGCCGATGCAATCAAAGCTAAATGCGTTGAGCTTTCTGATCAGGTAGGCGGCCAGAAACTACAGTTCACCTTCCGCGGCGATCCGGCAGGACGCGGGCGCAACTCGGAAGAGAACACCAATTTCAAGATCCTATCGGCCAACGGTGTGCAAGCACTGCCGGCATCGACAAACGATCCCTCCGTTCGGCGCAATGCGCTCGAACGTGTGCTGACCAGAATGGTCGGCGGTCAACCTGGTGTCCTGATCTCGCCGAAGTGCAAGGTCTTCCGCAAAGGACTCAAGGGCGCGTGGTGTTATAAGCGCGTCAAGGTCAGCGGGGCCGAAAGATATAAGGACGAGCCCGACAAAAACTACTGGTCGCACGTCTGCGAGGCGGGCGAGTACGGTCTAATGGATGCAGGGGAGCACGCTGTTGTGAACTCTTTCGGAGCAAAGCAGTTCCCGCAGCGACCGGTAGTGCCGCAAGGCGCGCTGGACTGGAATGTATAAGGTTGAGTACGTCGTCGTCTTCCGCGAGTTGCCCAACCGGCGGTCGTGGCTTTGGCGATGTCTAAAGCCCTGTTTTCAGCATGTCGAGTTATGGCGCGAAGTGACGCCGGGCGCGTGGCTACGTCTTGATACGGCACTTGAATTTCTGAGTGTCGAAGTATACGGCGATCCGCCCGAGACGCTACTGCTGCCCGACTCCGACATTGTGACGTTGCGGTACGTCGGTGAGATTCCCGACGGCAAGATAAGACAACCGTGGCGCACGGGTCCAGTCACTTGCGTAGAGTTGGCTGCTGCCTTTTTAGGCGTGCGCTTGCCCTGGTATGTGCGAACGCCATACCAGTTTTATAAATTCTTGAGGAAACGGAATGGGGCACAAGACGAAAATCCCGGCTGAAGACCCCTCTGTTGTCCGACAGCGGCAGCAATCTATTTTGGATCAAGCGGATCTGAATGACGAGACCAATCGGCGCATCAAGCAACTTCGCTCGGCGGGTCGCGGCGTTCGCGCCTTCCGTGCGATGAACGGCTCCAACGCGAGCGCGATCGGTGGCGTAGGGCGCGTGGCTTCGACGGCTAGCGCATCGACTTCGGTGCTTGGTCCGTCTGGTGGCTATGGTGGTGGCGGTGTTCCGTCGTGGAACTACGGCGCCTACGGTGGTAACGGCTAATGCCTTTCGTCGACAAACTGCCGCCGGAGCTGGAAGACGCCGAAGCGCTGATCAAGCGGCGCACTGCGGCCAATACCATCAAAGAGATGTGGCGGTCAATTTATACGGACGCGTATGACTACGCGTGCCCGACGCGCGAGACGTTCAACTGGAAGACGCCCGGCCAAAACAAGACCAGCCGGCTATTCGACTCGACGCTGCAAGAGACAACCTATACCGCGGCGAACACGATGATCGCCACGGTGTTCCCGTCGTGGACCCGCTGGTGCGAACTGACGCCCGGCGGCGCAATCGTGAAGAGCGAGCTGGACGCGAAGATTCTCAAGGGGCTGCAAGACGCCACCGAGATCTTCTTCAGCTTTTTGAATAGCAGCAACTTCGGCACTGTCATCGGCGAAACCGCGCAAGATCTTATGATCGGCACGGGTGCCCTTCAGTTCGACGAAGGGGATGACGAGCAACCGTTCGTATTCAGCTCGGTGCCGCTCTCGGCGCTAGAGTTGGAAGAGGGTCCGAACGGCTCGGTTGAGACGACGTGGATGTGCCGCAAGCCGAAGGCGCGCGACATCACTCGACTATACGAAGGACTGGACGAGTTCGATCTTCCGACGGTGCTTCAGACCATCGTCAGGGAGCGGCCGGATGAGTTGGTGGAGCTTATACAGGGCGAGGTCTATTACCCTGGCAACAAGCGCTACTACGGCGTTGTGCTTCACGTCGCTTCGAAGTCGATCCTATGGCGGTATGACTATGAAGAGTCCTGCCCCAAGATCGTAGCTCGCGCGACGAAGGTCTCCGGTGAGACGTACGGCCGCGGTCGGGTACTGCTCGCGTTGAGTGACGCGAAGACGCTCGACAAGATGGTTGAGTTCGTCTTGAGGAACGCGGCGATCCAGATGGCCGGCGCGTACACGGGCGTCAGCGACGGCGTGTTGAACCCGTTGACTGCGGTGATCGCGCCTAATGTTGTGATCCCGGTGGCGTCCAACGATAGCGGCAACCCTTCGCTTCGCCCGCTTGAAGTCGGTGGCGACATCCGCGTCAGCGACAAGATGATCGGGGACTTGCGTGAGCGCGTGCGTCGCACGATGCTTGGGCCGGCTCCCGCAGACGGTCCTGTCAAAAGCGCGACCGAGATCATGGTCAACGATCGCGATCGGCTTTGGGCAATGGGCGGCGAGAGTGGCCGTATCCAGTCGGAGCTGCTGGCTAAGATCGTGAAGCGCGGCGTCTACATTTTGCAGCGCCGCGGGCTTATTCCTAAGTTCAAGATCGACGGGCGCGAGGTTAGTGTCAAGTTCACGTCGCCGTTCGCGAAGTCGCAGAACAGCGAAGACGTCATGGCTTTCGAGCGCATGATAGCGAGCGTGAGCGCGCTCGGTCCCGAGATGGCAACCGGTACGCTTCAGATCGGTGTGAAGATCGACGCGGTTCCGGACTGGGTTGCGCGTAAGCTAGGCGTCGACATGACACTGATCAACTCAAAGGACGAGCGAGAAGCCGCGCAGAAGAAGGCTGCGGACGCCGCAACGGCGCTTATGCAACACGCTCAGCAGAGCGGCATGATGCCCGGTGGCGCTGCTCCGCCGCAATCAGGAATGCCTGGCATGGCGCCGGCAATGGGAGCACCGAAGTAAATGAGCGAACCGACAGATTGGCTAGATGACGACGCTAATAAAGCCGCACAAGCCAAGCGAGAACAAGACGGACTAGAGATCTCGCGGCTCTATTCCCTCTTCGACCGAGACCCGACCGCGAAGCGACTGCTGGCGCTGTGGGACACGGGTTGCTTGCACAAGCGGACGCCCGTGAACGCATCGCACGCACAGTATGCCGCTGACGAAGCCATTCGGGCATTCGTCGCCGGCATTCATCACCAGATGGAAATTGCCAGAAAAGCAGAGGGCTAGGTCATGGCAAAGGCGTTCATCGCGAAAGCGATCAAGCATCCCGGCGCGCTTCACAGAATGCTCCATGTGAAGCAAGGCCAAAAGATTCCGGCTGCGAAATTAGACGCGGCTGCGAAGAAGGGCGGCAAGCTCGGGCAGCGTGCCCGGTTTGCCATTGAGTTGAAAGGTTTCCATAAATAGAGGTTCTTTGTACTTATGACCGATCCCGTGATACCTGCGGCCGTTCCCGCGGCACCCGCAGCCCCGGCTCCGGCAACACCGGCACCAGCAGATACAAGTCTCCTTCCCGCGGCCCCTGCCGCTCCCGCTGCTCCGGCAGCACCAGCCGCTCCTGCGGCGCCAGCGGCACCCGTTGCTCCAGCGCCCACCGGCAAGTGGTTCTATACCGAAGGCGTAGAAGGCAAGGGCACGACGCCGCCCGATTGGTTCAAGTCAAGCAAGTACGTCACTGTTGAGGAACAG